ATGGGGGAAGGTGAGGTGAACAAGATAGCTGCTATATCATTAATTAGTGTTTTTCTTATGTCTGGTTGTGCTGTGCATAATGATGAGACAAGTATCGGTAAATTTGGCCTTGCATATAAAAGTAATATTCAGCGTAAACTCGATAACCAATACTACACCGAAGCCGAAGCTTCTTTATCCAGGGGCAGAATATCTGGTGCAGAAAATATAGTAAAAAATGATGCAGCCCATTTCTGTGTTACTCAGGGCAAAAAAATGCAGATAGTTGACCTGAAGACAGAAGGTGCAGGATTACATGGCGTCGCTCGTCTGACATTCAAATGTGGAGAGTGAGAATATTTTTTGGTAAGCGTCAAACATGCGCGTTCTGGTTGTGCTTAGCCGGAACCTGTGCGAGCACGATGCCGTTACGTGAAAGGCATCGTGCTATGAAGGGAGATTCTATCGATGTGGTCAATGGAAGACGGTGACCAGGGATAGGGCTTATGCATAAAAAATAAGCCCGTGTAAGGGAGATTTAGGGTGTCACCAGTAGGGGCTTTCAACGGTACAATGCGGGTTTGAGCGGCATAAATTACCACTGAAAGCCCTTAAACGTTACTCTACTGTGGACACTGTGTGGACACTCTCGACCTCAGTACCACCTCTTAGCGGATTAAGAGAAATGGCGTCCTGAAGGTACTCTGGCGCAAAATGAGCGTAAACCATAGTTTGCTCAATCCGCGTGTGACCTAGTATCCGTTGTAGCGTGATAATACTTCCTCCATTAATCATGAAATGAGTGGCAAAGCTGTGCCTTAGTGCATGTGTAGCTTGCCCCATTGGCAAATCCGGTTTTATTGCTTTCATTGTTCGTCTGAAGCGAGGGTAATCAGCATCAGGGAATAAAAAACCTCGTTTGTTATCCGCGATCATTTTGGCAACAGCCTCTGAGATCGGGACGGTGCGTGGTTTGTTTGTTTTCGTTTTAACAAACGTGACGCGGTTATGGATGATATTTTCTGCTTTCAAACGAGCTGCTTCTCCCCAACGTGCTCCAGTACTCAGGCAAAGAATCGCAATCTTTTTGTTGTCGCCGTCAAGAGCAGCAAGCAGTAAGGCAATTTCTTCCTGCGTGAGATAGCCTGTGTCTGGTTTTTCCTCCTTAAGCCTTTTTGTCCCTCTGATAGGGTGCTCACCAAAGAATAACTCCGCTTCAATCAGGGCTGTAAACATGCCGCTAATACATGTTAAATCACGATTGATACTCGAAGGTTTAATACCCTGACTTCTTCGGGTGGCGCAGTACTGGCTGATAAGCGATTTCGTAATTTGAAATGCGCATGGGTCATTCGTTATTTTTGTGAAGATTTCAATTTTCCCAAGATTAGATTTCCCATGCTCTTCGTGTTTACCCTTTAAATCCCACCAGATCTGTGTCAGCTCCGACAGACGTCGCTTGTCTGTTGGTTTTGATAGCCATTCTTTATTGTGGTGGTTGTACAACGTGTATTTCTCGAAAGCGACAGCTTCGCTTTTCTTATCAAACTTCCTACGGATGCGTTTTCCATTACGTCCAGTAGGGCGGATGTCCACTTCATATCGACCATCATCGAGTTTTTTGATTGCCATCAGAAAACCCTCCGAGTGGTGTGTTTTTTTGCGACTACTAATCGCTTTTTTCGTGGTGGCTGAAATTTAGCCACCAATAGTAGGCACTTGTGATGAATATATTCACGATGAATTGTTAACCAGTCTTTTGACCGGAGTGGGGCGACGTTGTTTCGTTTTGCCCAAAGTGTGCGAGAGCGGGCGCAATTTGCCCGGACTCAGGAGCGATCTGATTGGTCATGAACCATAAAGTGTATTTGGTGAATTGTGGGGTCTGCAGGATGTTCATCATGACATCTGTTGGAGGTGTTGAACGACCACTTTCATAGTAACTCAGCGTGCCATACGGAACCCCTGTTAAATCAGCAAGTTGTTGTCTGCTCAAATACTCTGATTTTCGCATTAAGACTATCTTCTCGCTTATCGTGTTTGACATGGTGTTTAGATCTCAATAGTATTTAGTTTAGATGTAGATTGTTTAGTGCTTGGATGTGGGCACTAAAAGGCATTATAAGACATTAAACGCAATTCATGAGGGCTAGAGGACGACATGAGCAAGCAAGTAACACTCATGACTGATGCGATTCCTTATCAGGAGTTCGCAAAACTAATAGGAAAATCGACAGGAGCGGTTCGTCGGATGATCGATAAAGGAAAGCTGCCTGTAATTGATATGACCGATCCACAATCAGCTTCAGGTCGTGCAGGTGAATATTGGGTATACCTTCCGGCATGGAATAACGGACTAAAACTGGCTTATGAAAGCCGCCCTAAAGAGATTCGTGACGGCTGGTTGATGTGGTTAGGTCTCGGTGAACCACGTTAAGGAGAACCGTATGAATGAGCCTCGTTGTATTGCTCAGTTACTGCGTAACGAAAGCCCCAGGGCGATTGACTTCACCATCACCCACGGTAAGGGGCGTAAGGGAATCATTATCCGCACCAAAAAACAGAGTCCGTTAAAAAAGGCTCTGACCTTTCTGAAAAGCCGGAGGGTATGGAAATGACAGTGATGACGCTCAATCTCGTTGAAAAACAGCCAGCAGCTATGCGCCGGATAATTGGCAAGCATCTTGCCGTCCCTCGCTGGCAGGATACATGTGATTATTATAATCAGATGATGGAGCGCGAACGGCTAACGGTTTGCTTTCATGCACAGTTAAAACAGCGTCACGCAACGATGCGTTTTGAAGAAATGAACGACGTCGAGCGTGAACGGCTGGTTTGTGCAATTGATGAATTGCGTGGGGCATTCTCAAAACGCCGTCAGGTCGGTGCAAGTGAGTATGCATATATTAGTTTTTTAACAGTCAGCCAGCGACGTACTTTATTTATGCACGCACGACTGACAGAAAAAGAATTCAACCAGCCGTACTGGCGAATTAATGAAGAATCATGTTACTGGCGTGATGCTTTATTCCGTGCATTACGTGAATTATTCAGTCTGTTTGAGTATGCACCGACAATTCTGACGTCGGTAAAACCAGAGCAATATCTGCATTAAATAATTAACCAGAGTTTTTAACGCACTTAATCGTGCGGGGCTTCTTTTTGCCTGGAGAAAGTCATGCATACAGTTTCTGAAAATCAGTGCGGTAAATACGCATTACTGCTGCAACAGGCCAGAACCGAAGCACAGGCCGACGCTGCGACGCGCTTTTCTTCTCATCTTGACGCCATGATTCGCCATATCACAAAGGCGGAGTTATCCCGCGTGGAGATAGTCGAGCTGCTCAGTCAGGAGTCGGAAAAATTTCACAATATCGGATTGTCTCGCGGGGAGGTGCTTTGATGTCCTGTTCTCATTCAGTTGTATTACTGAATAACGCCTTAAAAATCGCCGTTATGGAAAATGGTGATTTATCTCTTATTCAACTTTGTCTTGATAAAGAAAAACGCGACATAACTGAATCTGTTATCGCGATTTATCAGAATGAATTAAACCTCCTGTCTGATGTGGTCAATTTACTTGTTAAACGCGCTGTATTCCACAAGCAAATTTCCTCCGTGGATGAACTGACAAAATTAACGACAGAAATCGTCAGCTATTGCGCTGATGAATTTAAGAAACTGAACGACAAAAGGAACTGGTAATGCCGGACAACGTAGATTTCATTCAGGAACAACAGGCTGAATTACTGGAGCGCCAGATTAACGCGGCAAGGGTAAAACATTGCGGTGTTTCTGCGCTGGTTTGCGAAGAGTGTGACGTGCCAATACCTGCTGCCCGTCGTGCGGCTTATCCGTCAGCCACGCGTTGTGTTTCCTGTCAGTCAGTCTTTGAAGCAAAAAACAAACATTACCGGAGAACGGCATGAGTATTCGTATTGAAATTGGCGAACGTTATGTCGTTACCAGTGACAGCTTTCAGTTTATTCTCCACGAGAAAAAGAGAGCGGAAAGCGGTAAAAACGCCGGTCAGGAATGGCTGTCGGTGGTTGGTTATTACCCGAAATTAAGCCAGCTCGTTTCCGGCATGATGCATCACGATATTCTGACCGGAAGCGCAAAGTCTTTTGCTGATTTAAACGCGCAGGTTGAGCAACTCAGCAAGCGTTGTTCAGAGGCTTTTGGCTCATATGGCCGTTAAAGCCTCCGGGCGTTTTGTCCCTCCATCAGCATTTGCCGCAGGCACCGGTAAGGCGTTTACCGGTGCTTATGCATGGAACGCGCCACGCGAGGCTGTCGGGCGCGAAAGACCCCTTACACGTGACGAGATGCGTCAGGTGCAAGGTGTTTTATCCACGATTAACCGCCTGCCTTACTTTTTGCGCTCGCTGTTTACTTCACGCTATGACTACATCCGGCGCAATAAAAGCCCGGTGCACGGGTTTTATTTCCTCACATCCACTTTTCAGCGTCGTTTATGGCCGCGCATTGAGCGCGTGAATCAGCGCCATGAAATGAACACCGACGCGTCGTTGCTGTTTCTGGCAGAGCGTGACCATTATGCGCGTCTGCCGGGGATGAATGACAAGGAACTGAAAAAGTTTGCCGCCCGTATCTCATCGCAGCTTTTCATGATGTATGAGGAACTCTGCGATGCATGGGTTGATGCACATGGCGAGAAAGAATCGCTGTTTACGGATGAGGCTCAGGCGCATCTGTATGGTCATGTTGCTGGCGCTGCACGTGCTTTCAATATTTCCCCTCTCTACTGGAAAAAATACCGTAAAGGACAGATGACCACGAGGCAGGCATATTCTGCCATTGCCCGTCTGTTTAACGATGAGTGGTGGATTAGTCAGCTTAAAGGCCAGCGTATGCGCTGGCATGAGGCGTTACTGATTGCTGTCGGGGAGGTCAATAAAGACCGTTCTCCTTATGCCAGTAAACATGCCATTCGTGATGTGCGTGCACGCCGCCAGGCAAATCTGGAATTTCTTAAATCGTGTGATCTCGAAAACAGGGAAACAGGCGAGCGCATCGACCTTATCAGTAAGGTGATGGGCAGTATTTCTAATCCTGAAATTCGCCGGATGGAGCTGATGAACACCATTGCCGGTATTGAGCGTTACGCCGCCGCAGAAGGTGATGTGGGGATGTTTATCACGCTGACCGCGCCGTCAAAGTATCACCCGACACGTCAGGTTGGAAAAGGCGAAAGTAAAACCGTCCAGCTAAATCACGGCTGGAACGATGAGGCATTTAATCCAAAGGATGCGCAGCGTTATCTCTGCCGTATCTGGAGCCTGATGCGCACGGCATTCAAGGATAATGATTTACAGGTCTACGGTTTGCGAGTCGTCGAGCCACACCACGACGGAACGCCGCACTGGCATATGATGCTTTTTTGTAATCCACGCCAGCGTAACCAGATTATCGAAATCATGCGTCGCTACGCGCTCAAAGAGGATGGCGACGAAAGAGGAGCTGCGCGAAACCGTTTTCAGGCAAAACATCTTAATCGGGGCGGTGCTGCGGGGTATATCGCGAAATACATTTCAAAAAATATCGACGGCTATGCACTGGATGGTCAGCTCGATAACGATACCGGCAGACCTCTGAAAGATACTGCCGCGGCTGTTACTGCATGGGCGTCAACGTGGCGCATCCCGCAATTTAAAACGGTTGGTCTGCCGACAATGGGGGCTTACCGTGAACTACGCAAATTGCCTCGCGGCGTCAGCATTGCTGATGAGTTTGACGAACGCGTCGAGGCTGCACGCGCTGCCGCAGACAGTGGCGATTTTGCGTTGTATATCAGTGCGCAGGGTGGGGCAAATGTTCCGCGCGATTGCCAGACTGTCAGAGTCGCCCGTAGCCCGTCGGATGAAGTTAACGAGTACGAGGAAGAAGTCGAGAGAGTGGTCGGCATTTACGCGCCGCATCTCGGCGCGCGTCATATTCATATCACCAGAACGACGGACTGGCGCATTGTTCCGAAAGTTCCGGTCGTGGAGCCTTTAACTTTAAAAAGCGGCATCGCCGCGCCTCGGAGTCCTGTCAATAACTGTGGAAAGCTCACCGGTGGTGATACTTCGTTACCGGCTCCCACACCTTCTGAGCACGCCGCAGCAGTGCTTAATCTGGTAGATGACGGTGTTATCGAATGGAATGACCCGGAGGTCTTGAAAGTGCTTAATCTGGCATTGAAAATAGAAGCATCACGTAAATGTACAAACAAAGGAGACACACGAGCAGGCATAGTTGGCGAGTCAACCGCGATTTTCAATGTACAGGATGCTGATAATCAACAATGATAGCTATTGTGACTATGCTAACCATATGAATCTATTGTGTGATTATGAGTAATGACTTTTTCTAATATTTGATTTTTAATGTAGTAACTTAGCTAATTTTAAAATTTGTAAAAGGATGTTTATGTCGATTTATCAAGGTGGTAACAAGTTAAATGAGGATGATTTTCGTTCTCACGTTTATTCCTTGTGTCAATTAGATAATGTTGGCGTTCTGTTAGGTGCTGGTGCTTCTGTCGGTTGTGGTGGGAAAACGATGAAAGATGTATGGAAATCGTTTAAGCAAAACTACCCTGAGCTTTTGGGAGCACTTATTGATAAATATCTTCTGGTTTCGCAAATTGATTCTGATAACAATTTGGTCAATGTTGAACTTTTGATAGATGAAGCAACTAAATTTCTTTCTGTAGCTAAAACTAGACGATGTGAAGATGAAGAGGAGGAATTCAGGAAGATATTAAGTTCATTATATAAAGAGGTTACGAAGGCTGCATTATTAACAGGAGAACAGTTTAGAGAGAAAAATCAGGGTAAAAAAGATGCGTTTAAATATCACAAAGAGTTAATTTCAAAATTAATTTCAAATAGACAGCCCGGTCAGTCGGCTCCGGCAATTTTTACAACAAATTATGATTTGGCCTTAGAGTGGGCTGCAGAAGATTTAGGAATACAGTTGTTTAATGGTTTTTCTGGGCTACATACACGGCAGTTTTATCCCCAGAATTTTGATTTGGCTTTCAGAAATGTAAATGCGAAGGGCGAAGCAAGATTCGGACATTATCATGCGTATCTCTATAAATTACATGGCTCACTTACGTGGTATCAAAATGATAGCTTGACTGTTAACGAAGTTAGTGCATCTCAAGCATATGATGAATATATTAATGACATAATCAATAAAGATGACTTTTATCGCGGTCAACATTTGATTTATCCAGGGGCGAATAAATATAGCCATACAATCGGCTTCGTTTATGGGGAGATGTTTAGACGTTTTGGGGAGTTTATTTCGAAACCTCAAACAGCGTTGTTCATAAATGGGTTTGGTTTCGGTGATTATCATATAAATAGAATAATATTAGGCGCGTTACTGAATCCATCTTTCCATGTTGTTATATATTATCCTGAATTGAAAGAAGCAATTACCAAAGTAAGTAAGGGTGGCGGTTCGGAAGCTGAGAAAGCTATTGTTACTTTAAAAAATATGGCTTTCAATCAAGTAACTGTAGTTGGGGGAGGAAGCAAGGCATATTTTAATAGTTTCGTAGAACATCTACCATACCCTGTGCTCTTTCCACGAGATAATATTGTTGATGAGTTGGTTGAAGCAATTGCTAATCTTTCTAAAGGAGAAGGTAATGTCCCTTTTTAAACTTACTGAAATCTCGGCTATTGGATACGTTGTAGGATTAGAAGGGGAAAGAATTAGGATAAACCTGCATGAGGGGTTGCAAGGCAGATTAGCATCGCATAGAAAGGGGGTGAGCTCAGTAACGCAACCAGGAGATCTTATTGGGTTTGATGCAGGTAATATATTAGTTGTCGCAAGAGTGACAGATATGGCATTTGTTGAAGCGGATAAAGCGCATAAGGCAAATGTAGGCACATCTGATTTAGCTGATATACCTCTAAGACAAATTATCGCCTATGCAATTGGCTTTGTGAAAAGGGAGTTAAATGGTTATGTTTTTATATCAGAAGATTGGCGCTTACCTGCATTGGGTTCTTCTGCTGTTCCTTTGACTTCAGATTTTTTGAACATCATTTATAGTATTGATAAAGAAGAACTCCCAAAAGCGGTTGAATTAGGTGTGGATTCTCGAACTAAAACCGTTAAGATATTTGCAAGTGTTGATAAATTATTGTCGCGACACTTAGCCGTTCTTGGTAGTACAGGATATGGTAAATCAAATTTCAATGCTTTGTTAACGAGGAAGGTTTCTGAAAAATACCCTAACTCAAGAATAGTTATTTTTGACATAAATGGTGAATACGCGCAAGCTTTTACAGGTATTCCAAATGTAAAGCACACTATTCTAGGGGAATCCCCAAATGTTGATAGTTTGGAAAAAAAGCAGCAAAAGGGTGAGCTATATAGTGAAGAGTATTATTGTTATAAAAAGATACCATATCAGGCATTAGGTTTTGCTGGGTTAATTAAATTATTAAGACCAAGTGATAAAACACAATTGCCCGCATTAAGAAATGCATTAAGTGCAATTAATCGGACTCATTTTAAAAGCCGTAATATTTACTTGGAAAAAGATGATGGTGAAACTTTTCTTTTGTATGATGATTGTCGTGACACAAATCAAAGTAAATTGGCTGAGTGGTTGGATTTATTAAGGCGTAGACGTCTTAAAAGAACGAATGTATGGCCACCGTTTAAAAGTTTAGCGACTTTGGTTGCTGAATTTGGATGTGTAGCTGCTGACCGTTCTAATGGAAGTAAACGTGACGCGTTTGGTTTTAGTAACGTGTTGCCATTGGTAAAAATCATACAACAACTTGCAGAGGATATAAGATTTAAATCTATTGTTAATTTAAATGGAGGGGGTGAGCTAGCAGATGGTGGAACGCATTGGGATAAAGCTATGAGTGATGAAGTTGATTACTTCTTTGGTAAGGAAAAAGGACAAGAAAATGATTGGAATGTTCATATAGTTAATATGAAAAATTTGGCACAAGATCATGCTCCAATGTTACTTAGTGCATTGTTGGAGATGTTTGCTGAGATACTATTTAGACGTGGGCAGGAACGTTCGTATCCTACGGTACTTTTGTTGGAAGAAGCGCATCATTACCTGCGTGACCCTTATGCTGAAATTGACTCACAGATTAAAGCATATGAACGACTTGCTAAAGAAGGTAGGAAATTCAAATGCTCTTTAATTGTCAGTACTCAGCGACCCTCAGAGCTTTCTCCTACTGTTTTGGCAATGTGTTCAAACTGGTTTTCGTTACGTTTGACTAATGAAAGAGATTTACAGGCTCTCAGATATGCAATGGAAAGCGGTAATGAACAAATCTTAAAACAAATATCAGGTTTACCAAGAGGTGATGCTGTTGCATTTGGTTCTGCATTTAATTTGCCTGTAAGAATTTCAATTAATCAAGCAAGGCCAGGGCCAAAATCTTCAGATGCTGTTTTTTCTGAAGAATGGGCTAATTGTACAGAATTACGTTGTTAATTACCTGATGTACATGGCTAGTGCAAGTTTGTAGCGCATGTCTATATGCATTTATTTGCATGTGTTTTATTGAGTGAGCGCACAAGCTTGATGACCCGACAGGTATGTATTTAGACTGAATTTACACCTGCATTAAAACCGCCCCACGAAGCGGGCGGGCGAGGCGGGGAAAGCACTGCGCGCTGGCGGTGGTGCTGATTTTATTTTTTCAGCGTCTCAGCGCGTCGTGACGGCGTTTGGATTGTGCGCCGGGGCGTTGGTGTGTCTGCGGGGTGTTTTGTGCGGTGGTGAGCATGTGAGGGTGTAAAAAAGCCGCCCGCAGGCGGCGATGTTCAGCCGTTGTCAGTGTCCAGTGAGTAGTTTTTAAAGCGGATGACCTCCTGACCGAGCCAGCCGTTTATTTCCCGAATCCTGTCCTGTAACGGGATAAGTTCATTGCGGACAAAGACCTTTGCCACTTTCTCAATATCTCCCAGTGACCCGACGTTCTCCGGCTTGCCGCCCATCAACTGAAAGGGGATGCGGTGCGCGTCAAGCAGGTCAGCGGCGCTGGCTTTTTTGATATTAAAAAAATCGTCCTTCGTTGCCACTTCACTGAGCGGGATAATTTTAATACCGTCGGCTTTTCCCTGTGGGGCGTAGAGAAACAGGTTTTTAAAGTTGTTGCGGCCTTTCGACTTCACCATGTTTTCGCGGAGCATTTCGATATCGTTGCGGTCCTGCACGGCATCGGTGACGTACATGATGTATCCGGCATGAGCGCCGTTTTCGTAATACTTGCGGCGGAACAGCGTGGCCGACTCATTCAGCCAGGCAGAGTTAAGGGCGCTGAGATATTCCGGCAGGCCGTACAGCTCCTGATTAATATCCGGCTCCAGCAGGTGAAACACGGAGCCGGGTGCGAAGGCTGTCGGCTCGTTGAAGGACGGCACCCACCAGTAAACATCTTCTTCCACACCACGGCGGGTATATTTTGCCGGTGAGGTTTCCAGTCTGATGACCTTACCGGTGGTGCTGTAACGCTTTTCCAGAAACGCATTACCAAATACCAGAAAATCCAGCACAAAGCGGCTGAAATCCTGCTGGGAAAGCCACGGGTGCGGGATAAACGTTGAAGCCAGAATATTACGTTTGACGTAAATCGGTGAGCTGTGATGTACGGCAGCACGCAGGCTTTTTGCCAGACCGGTAAAGCTGACCGGTGGCTCATACCATCTGCCGTTACTGATGCACTCGACGTAATCCAGAATGTCACGGCGGTCGAGTACCGGCACCGGCTCACCAAAGGTGAATGCCTCCATTTTCGGGGCGCTGGCGGTCATTTTTTTTGCCGCAGGTTGCGGTGTTTTCCCTTTTTTCTTGCTCATCAGTAAAACTCCAGAATGGTGGATGTCAGCGGTGTGCTGATACCGGCGGTGAGTGGCTCATTTAACAGGGCGTGCATGGTCGCCCAGGCGAGGTCGGCGTGGCTGGCTTCCTCGCTACGGCTGGCCTCATAGGTGGCGCTGCGTCCGCTGCTGGTCATGGTCTTGCGGATAGCCATGAACGAGCTGGTGATGTCGGTGGCGCTGACGTCATATTCCAGACAGCCACGGCGGATAACGTCTTTTGCCTTGAGCACCATTGCGGTTTTCATTTCCGGCGTGTAGCGGATATCGCGCGCGGCGGGATAGAACGAGCGCACGAGCTGGAACACGCCGACACCAAGGCCGGTGGCATCAATACCGATGTATTCGACGTTGTATTTTTCGGTGAGTTTGCGGATGGATTCAGCCTGGGTGGCAAAGTCCATGCCTTTCCACTGGTGACGCTCAAGTATTCTGAATTTGCCACCGGCCACCACCGGCGGTGCCAGCACCACGCATCCGGCGCTGTCGCCACGGTGTGACGGGTCGTAACCAATCCATACCGGGCGGGAGCCGAACGGATTAGCGGCAAACGGCGCATAGTCTTCCCATTCTTCCAGCGTGTCGACCATGCAGCGTTGCAGCTCCTCGAACGGGAACACCGACGCCTTGTCGTCAACAAATTCACACATGAACAGGTTTTTAAAATCGTCGGCGCTGTTTTCGCGTTTGAGCTGCTCAATGTCGAACAGCGTGCAGCCGCCTTTCAGGGCGTCCTCAATGGTGACAATCTGCCGCCACTGGCCGTCCGCACAGAGAAGACCACCGGCAAGGGCGTTATGACTGACGTCGATTTCCACGCGTTCGGCGGCGCTGGCGCGTCCCCGGTTGAACAGTTCACCCGACCAGAACGGGTAGGCGTCGTGCGCCAGCGTGGACGGGGTGGAGAAATAGGTCGAGCGCAGGTGACTCTGTGAGGCCATACCTGATGCCACCTTACGCAGTACCTGAAAATTCGGGATCCAGAAAATCTCGTCGACGTACAGGTCGCCGTTATGGCTCTGCGCGGTGTTGGAGTTGGTGCCGAGAAAAATCAGTTTTGCGCCGTTATTGCCCAGGACAATCGGGTCACCGGTCAGGTCAACGTCAACCAGACGGGCAAAGGCGATGATGTATTCGCGGAACACATACGCCTGCGTTTTACTGGCCGACAGAAAAATCTGGTTATGGCCGGTTTTCAGGGCGCGCAGCAGCGCCTCGCGGGAAAAATAAAACGTCGCGCCAATCTGGCGGGATTTCAGGATATCGCGGATGCGGTGCTCAAGCCCGGCGCGATACCAGTGCAACTGATAGTCGAAAGACTGCTCAAAGAAAATCTGCTCCAGCTTTTCGATGGCCTCGTCACTGAAAAAATTCTTTTTCGGTTTGCGACGCCCGCCTTTGTTGCGGTTAGCGACGTTCGGATTAAGGTCTGCCTCGTTGCCGGTCTGACTGTAGCGGTTTACCCGTGCCAGTCGTTCAATCTGGCGTCCCAGCAGGTCAATTTCCTTGAAGTCACCGCCGGTTTTCTGCGGTTTGATGATGAGCTGGGTCAGCCGCGCTTCCAGACTCATTTCGACACGGCTGATGGGGGCAACGCTGTCCCAGCCGTCGCGCTGTTTCCAGCTCTGCACCGTCGGGCGTTTCATCTGCAACATGGCGGCAATCTGCGGCACGGAAAACCCCTGCCAGTACAGCAGCGCCGCCTGACGACGCGGGTCGTGTAAAAGAGTGGTGTCTGTGGTGATGGTCATGAATACCTCGCCGTGATGAATACACGGCAAGGCTACTGAGTCGCGCCCCGCGATTCGCTAAGGTGCTGTTGTGTCAGTGATAAGCCATCCGGGACTGATGGCGGAGGATGCGCATCGTCGGGAAACTGATGCCGACATGTGACTCCTCTAATCACTATTCAGGACTCCTGACAATGGCAAAAAAAGTCTCAAAATTCTTTCGTATCGGCGTTGAGGGTGACACCTGTGACGGGCGTGTCATCAGTGCGCAGGATATTCAGGAAATGGCCGAAACCTTTGACCCGCGTGTCTATGGTTGCCGTATTAACCTGGAACATCTGCGCGGCATCCTGCCTGACGGTATTTTTAAACGTTATGGTGATGTGGCCGAACTGAAGGCCGAAAAGATTGACGATGATTCGGCGCTGAAAGGCAAATGGGCGCTATTTGCGAAAATCACCCCGACCGATGACCTTATCGCGATGAACAAGGCCGCGCAGAAGGTCTACACCTCAATGGAGATTCAGCCGAACTTTGCCAACACCGGCAAATGTTATCTGGTGGGGCTGGCCGTCACCGATGACCCGGCAAGCCTCGGCACGGAATACCTGGAATTCTGCCGCACGGCAAAACACAACCCCCTGAACCGCTTCAAATTAAGCCCTGAAAACCTGATTTCAGTGGCAACGCCTGTTGAGCTGGAATTTGAAGACCTGCCTGAAACCGTGTTCACCGCCCTGACCGAAAAGGTGAAATCCATTTTTGGCCGCAAACAGGCCAGCGATGACGCCCGTCTGAATGACGTGCATGAAGCGGTGACCGCTGTTGCTGAACATGTGCAGGAAAAACTGAGCGCCACTGAGCAGCGCCTCGCTGAGATGGAAACTGCCTTTTCCGCTCTTAAGCAGGAGGTGACTGACAGGGCGGATGAAACCAGCCAGGCATTCACCCGCCTGAAAAACAGTCTCGACCACACCGAAAGTCTGACCCAGCAGCGCCGCAGCAAGGCCACCGGTGGTGGCGGTGACGCCCTGATGACGAACTGCTGACCGGCGTCAGCCAGTCCGGGAAAACCTTCACGATTAACCCTTAATTTCAGGAAAAACTATGCGCCAGGAAACCCGCTTTAAATTTAATGCCTACCTGTCCCGTGTTGCCGAACTGAACGGCATCGACGCCGGTGATGTGTCGAAAAAATTCACCGTTGAACCGTCGGTCACCCAGACCCTGATGAACACCATGCAGGAGTCCTCTGACTTTCTGACCCGCATCAACATTGTGCCGGTCAGCGAAATGAAAGGGGAAAAAATTGGTATTGGTGTCACCGGCTCCATCGCCAGCACCACCGACACCGCCGGTGGCACCGAGCGTCAGCCGAAGGACTTCTCGAAGCTGGCGTCAAACAAGTACGAATGCGACCAGATTAACTTCGATTTTTATATCCGCTACAAAACGCTTGACCTGTGGGCGCGTTATCAGGATTTCCAGCTTCGTATCCGTAACGCCATTATCAAACGCCAGTCCCTTGATTTCATCATGGCCGGTTTTAACGGTGTGAAGCGTGCCGAAACCTCTGACCGCAGCAGTAATCCGATGTTGCAGGATGTGGCGGTCGGCTGGCTGCAGAAATACCGCAATGAAGCCCCGGCGCGCGTGATGAGCAAGGTCACTGACGAGGAAGGCCGCACCACCTCTGAGGTCATCCGCGTGGGTAAGGGCGGTGATTATGTAAGCCTCGATGCACTGGTGATGGATGCGACCAACAACCTGATTGAGCCGTGGTATCAGGAAGACCCTGACCTTGTGGTGATTGTGGGGCGTCAGCTACTGGCGGACAAGTATTTCCCCATCGTCAACAAGGAGCAGGACAACAGCGAAATGCTGGCCGCTGACGTCATCATCAGCCAGAAACGCATCGGCAACCTGCCAGCGGTACGCGTCCCGTACTTCCCGGCGGATGCGATGCTCATCACGAAGCTGGAAAACCTGTCCATCTACTACATGGATGACAGCCATCGCCGCGTGATTGTGGAAAACCCGAAACTCGACCGCGTGGAGAACTACGAGTCAATGAACATTGATTACGTGGTGGAAGACTACGCCGCCGGTTGTCTGGTGGAAAAAATTAAGGTCGGTGATTTCTCCACACCGGCTAAAGCGACCGCAGAGCCGGGAGCGTAACCGATGACGAGTCCCGCACAGCGCCACATGATGCGGGTCTCGGCAGCGATAACCGCGCAGCGGGAAGCCGCCCCGCTGCGACATGCAACTGTCTATGAGCAGATGCTGGTTAAGCTCGCCGCAGACCAGCGCACACTGAAAGCGATTTATTCAAAAGAGCTGAAGGCCGCGAAAAAACGCGAACTGCTGCCGTTCTGGTTGCCGTGGGTGAACGGCGTGCTGGAGCAGGGCAAAGGTGCACAGGATGACATTCTGATGACGGTCATGCTGTGGCGTCTGGATACCGGCGATATTGCCGGTGCGCTGGAGATTGCCCGTTATGCCCTGAAGTACGGTCTGACCATGCCGGGTAAACACCGCCGCACCCCGCCGTACATGTTCACCGAGGAGGTGGCGCTCGCGGCCATGCGCGCTCACGCTGCCGGTGAGTCTGTGGATCCCCGCCTGCTGACGGACACACTTGAACTGACTGCCACGGCAGACATGCCTGATGAAGTGCGCGCAAAGCTGCACAAAATCACCGGTCTGTTTCTGCGTGACGCTGGTGATGCCGCAGGGGCGCTGGCGCACCTGCAACGTGCGACACAGCTCGACTGTCAGGCAGGCGTCAAAAAAGAGATTGAACGACTGGAGCGGGAGCTGAAACCGAATCCGGAGCCGCAGCCCAAAGCGGCCACCCGTACCCCGCGTAAGACCCGGAGCGTGACACCGGCAAAACGTGGACGCCCGAAAAAGAAAGCCAGTTAACAACCGAATGCGCCCCGCGCCAGGGCGGCACGCCGGTCAGTGAGGGTGAATCACCTGACACTGCACCGGCGTCCACCGCCCGACTTTTCAGAGGTAGTCATGATGACGCTGATTATTCCGCGAAAGGAGGCTCCCGTGTCCGGTGAGGGTACGGTGGTCATCCCGCAACCGGCAGGCGACGAGCCGGTGATTAAAAACACGTTCTTTTTTCCCGATATCGACCCGAAGCGCGTCCGGGAACGTATGCGCCTTGAGCAGACCGTCGCCCCCGCCCGTCTGCGTGAGGCTATCAAGTCAGGCATGGCGGAGACGAATGCGGAGCTGTACGAGTACCGCGAACAGAAAATTGCTGCCGGTTTTTCGCGTCTGGCTGACGTCCCGGCGGACGACATCGACGGTGAAAGCATCAAAGTTTTTTACTACGAGCGCGCCGTGTGTGCGATGGCGACCGCGTCGCTTTATGAGCGTTATCGCGGCGTGGATGCCAGTGCGAAAGGCGACAAGAAGGCCGACAGCATTGACAGCACCATTGATGAACTGTGGCGGGATATGCGCTGGGCGGTGGCGCGTATCCAGGACAAGCCGCGCTGCATCGTGAGTCAAATCTGATGAAGACCTTTGCGCTACAGGGCGACACGCTCGACGCCATTTGTGTCCGGTATTACGGGCGCACTGAGGGCGTGGTTGAGACCGTGCTCGCCGCAAATCCGGGACTGGCTGAACTGGGTGCGGTGCTGCCACACGGCACCGCCGTCGAACTGCCCGACGTTCAGACCGCGCCCGTGGCTGAAACTGTCAATCTGTGGGAGTAACGCATGACAGCAGAAGAAAAAAGCGTCCTGTCGCTTTTCATGATTGGGGTGCTGATTGTTGTCGGCAAGGTGCTTGCCGGTGGTGAACCCATCACCCCGCGTCTGTTTATCGGGCGCATGTTGCTCGGTGGTTTTGTCTCGATGGTTGCCGGTGTTGTTCTGGTGCAGTTTCCTGACCTGTCACTGCCTGCGGTGTGCGGCATCGGCTCCATGCTGGGTATCGCCGGTTATCAGGTGATTGAGATTGCCATTCAGCGCCGCTTTAAGGGCAGGGGGAAACCGTAATGCCGGTAATTAACACGCATCAGAATATCGCCGCCTTTCTCGACATGCTGGCCGTGTCCGAAGGGACGGCGAATCATCCACTGACGAAAAACCGGGGCTATGACGTGATAGTCACCGGACTGGACGGAAAGCCGGAAATCTTCACCGACTACAGTGACCACCCGTTCGCGCATGGCCGACCGGCGAAGGTGTTTAACCGTCGCGGTGAAAAGTCCACGGCCTCCGGTCGCTATCAGCAGCTTTACCTGTTCTGGCCGCACTACCGCAAACAGCTTGCCCTGCCGGATTTCAGTCCGTTGTCACAGGACAGACTCGCCATTCAGTTGATCCGCGAACGCGGTGCACTGGATGACATCCGGGCGGGACGCATTGAGCGCGCCATTTCACGCTGTCGCAATATCTGGGCGTCCCTGCCGGGTGCCGGTTACGGTCAGCGTGAGCATTCACTGGAAAAACTGGTCACCGTCTGGCGTACCGCTGGCGGCGTACCGGCTTAAACGGAGTAAACACCATGAAGAAATTATCCCTTTCACTGATGCTGAACGTGTCGCTGGCGCTGATGCTGGCACTGTCCCTGATTTACCCGCAGAGCGTGGCCGTCAGTTTTGTCGCCGCCTGGGCGATTCTGGCGACGGTTATCTGTGTGGTTGCCGGTGGTGTCGGCGTGTATGCCACAGAGTATGTACTGGAACGCTACGGGCGGGAGCTGCCGCCGGAATCGCTGGCCGTGAAGATTGTCACGGCGCTGTTTTTGCAGCCGGTGCCGTGGCGCAGGCGGTCAGTGGCTCTGGTAGTGATGGTGGCGACGTTTATCTCGCTGGTCGCTGCCGGGTGGATTTTTACCGCGCTGATTTATCTCGTGGCGTCGGTGTTCTTCCGGCTGATACGTACGGCCTGCCGTCAGCGTTTTGAGGGGCGGGAACCATGTCAAGGCTGATGATTGCACTGGTCGTGTTGTTATCGCTGGCGGTGGCGGGGCTGTTTCTGGCGAAGCATGAAAACGCCAGCCTGCGCGCCTCGCTGGACAGGGCGAACAATGTCGCCAGCGGGCAGCAGACGACCATCACCATGCTGAAAAATCAGCTTCATGTTGCCCTCACCAGGGCAGACAAAAACGAGCTGGCGCAGGTTGCACTGCGTCAGGAGCTGGAGAACGCCGCGAAGCGTGAAGCACAGCGCGAGAAAACCATCACGAGGTTACTGAATGAAAACGAAGATTTCCGCCGCTGGTACGGTGCTGACCTGCCTGATGCTGTGCGCCGGTTGCACCAGCGCCCGGCCTGCACCGACGCCAGTGATTGTCCACAACGCCTGCCCGAAAGTGAGTCTTTGCCCGATGCCGGGCAGTGACCCGGAGACGAACGGCGATTTAAGTGCCGATATCCGGCAGCTTGAGAACGCGCTGGCACGCTGTGCCAGCCAGGTAAAAATGATTAAACACTGTCAGGACGAAAACGATGCTCAAACCCGACAGCCTGCGCAGGGCGCTGACTGATGCCGTCACGGTGCTGAAAACTAACCCCGATATGCTGCGGATATTCGTGGATAACGGGAGTATTGCCTCCACACTGGCGACGTCGCTGTCATTCGAAAAGCGTTACACGCTCAATGTCATTGTGACCGACTTTACCGGTGATTTTGACCTGCTCATTGTGCCGGTGCTGGCGTGGCTGCGGGAAAATCAGCCCGACATCATGACCACCGACGCAGGCCAGAAAAAGGGCTTCACGTTTTATGCGGACATCAACAATGACAGCAGCTTTGATATCAGCATCAGCCTGATGCTGACCGAGCGAACGCTGGTCAGTGAGGTGGACGGCGCACTGCATGTGAAGAATATCCCGGAACCCCCGCCGCCGGAGCCGGTCACCCGCCCGATGGAGCTTTATATCAATGGCGAACTGGTGAGCAAGTGGGATGAATGAGTTTAAGCGTTTTGAAGACCGGCTGACCGGACTGATTGAGTCGCTGTCACCGTCAGGGCGTCGGCGGCTGAGTGCAGAGCTGGCGAAGCGTCTGCGGCAGAGTCAGCAGCGTCGGGTGATGGCACAGAAAGCCCCGGACGGCACACCCTACGCGCCACGCCAGCAGCAGAGCGCCAGAAAAAAGACCGGTCGTGTTAAGCGAAAAATGTTTGCGAAACTTATCACCAGTCGTTTTTTGCATATCCGCGCCAGCCCGGAACAGGCATCAATGGAATTTTACGGCGGGAAGTCGCCGAAAATCGCCAGTGTGCATCAGTTCGGTCTGTCGGAAGAAAACCGGAAAGACGGTAAGAAAATTGATTATCCGGCGCGTCCTCTGCTCGGCTTTACCGGTGAGGATGTGCAGATGATTGAAGAGATTATCCTGGCTCACCTTGAGCGTTAGTTTTATCCAGGCAGAGGCTGATGCGCAATTAAACATTGAGCGGCCATGCTGGTCGCTCAATGTTTAGAGGTTTATGAGTGATTTTTATTTGATGCTTTGTATTCTACAACCTTCTTATTGGCGTAAAGGAATTTTGTATATGACAGGAATATAACCAGACCTGAAATGAAATAGATGAGGGATATTATTAATAATGCTTTTTTTTGGCTGTTATTATCTTTAATCTCCTGACTTAACCATTCCGAGTCCTCCTCGTTTAGCTGTAAGAGCTTATTGCAGGCGATCTCAGGAAGTGTGTCTTTTATAAATACGTTTCGTAGCCTCTTGCAATCGGCAAGGCTATAAGTTTTATTGAATTCAACTGTTTTATTGTTGAAGGATAAAAGAACTTTGTCACTATAAACATAGTACATCATATTTTTATATGGTATGCCTATGGCATCTCTTACTATAGCGGATTGTTTGTTGTGTATATAACATGCGAAGAGAATATAAATAATGCTGGACAGAATTACAATTATTGTTTTAATTATGTGTGGTGGTTTTGTTATGTCACCCCAGAAGCGAGTAAGAAAAAAATACGATGTTTTTAGTTTTCCATCAATCAGCCCCTGCTGTATCATTCTCACATCTTCGATGCCTGATACGTTGATTCCGTTAATTATTTTAAATAGTTGAATGTCGCGCCATTTTTTGTCGAGCATTTTTAACTTTCTGTCTGAATACTCAAAATTGAAATGATGTGCAATAAACCTCATAAGATTACTTTTACCAAAGGTAATAAATGTTAATGCTATTAATAAAAATAGATACAAAGAGATAAACCACCACGCATTAGTCACATTATCACTGAACATTACGCTCTCCTCGAATGTTGTATGGTCGTTCTACAAATGAATCCAGATAGCATAACTTTTATATATTGTGCAATCTCACACGCATGAACACTCTCGCAAATATTCAGGAACTCGCGCGCGCACTGCGCAACATGATTCGTACCGGCCTTGTCGTCGAAACCAACCTTAAAGCCGGTCGCTGCCGTGTGCAGACCGGTGGCATGTGCACTGACTGGCTTCAGTGGCTGACCCATCGTGCCGGACGTTCGCGCACATGGTGGGCACCTTCCGTGGGGGAACAGGTGCTGATTCTGGCTGTGGGCGGTGAACTCGACACGGCGTTCGTTCTGCCGGGGATTTATTCCGGCGATAACCCCGCGCCGTCTGCGTCGGCGGATGCCCTGCATATCCGTTTCCCTGACGGGGCGGTGATTGAGTATGAACCCGAAACCAGTGCACTCACGGTAAGCGGAATTAAAACGGCCAGCGTGACGGCTTCTGATTCTGTTACTGCCACGGTGCCGGTGGTCATGGTGAAAGCATCAACCCGCGTCACCCTGGACACACCGGAGGTGGTTTGCACCAACAGGCTGATTACCGGCACGCTGGAAGTGCAGAAGGGCGGGACGATGCGCGGCAACATTGAACACACCGGCGGTGAACTCTCATCAAACGGTAAGGTACTGCATACCCATAAACACCCCGGCGACAGCGGCGGCACAACCGGGAGCCCTCTATGACAGCGCGTTATCTCGGAATGAATCGCAGTGATGGCCTGACGGTCACTGACCTTGAGCATATCAGCCAGAGTATCGGCGATATCCTGCGCACACCGGTCGGCTCACGGGTGATGCGTCGTGATTACGGCTCGTTGCTGGCGTCAATGATTGACCAGCCGCAGACCCCGGCGCTTGAGTTGCAGATTAAGGTCGCCTGTTACATGGCGGTGCTGAAATGGGAACCCCGCGTCACGCTGTCATCTGTCACCACGGCGCGCAGTTTTGACGGGCGAATGACGGTCACGTTAACCGGCCAGCACAACGACACCGGCCAGCCACTTTCGTTAACCATCCCTGTGAGTTGAAACCATGCCGATTATCGACCTGAACCAGCTACCCGCACCGGATGTGGTCGAGGAGCTGGACTTTGAAACCATTCTCGCCGAACGCAAGGCGACACTGATTTCCCTTTACCCGGAAGACCAGCAGGAGGCGGTCGCCCGTACCCTGACGCTGGAATCCGAGCCTCTCGTCAAACTGCTGGAGGAAAATGCTTATCGTGAGCTTATCTGGCGTCAGCGTGTGAATGAGGCCGCACGGGCGGTGATGCTGGCCTGTGCCGCCGGTAATGACCTTGATGTGATTGGTGCCAATTACAACACCACGCGCCTGACTATCACCCCGGCAGATGATTCGACCCTCCCGCCGACACCGGCAGTGATGGAATCTGACACCGATTATCGTCTGCGTATTCAGCAGGCGTTTGAAGGTTTAAGCGTCGCCGGGTCGGTGGGTGCCTATCAGTATCATGGTCGCAGTGCTGACGGGCGTGTCGCGGATATCTCTGTCACCAGTCCGTCTCCGGCCTGCGTCACCATCTCTGTGCTGTCACGTGAGAATAACGGTGTCGCATCCGAAGACCTGCTGGCGGTGGTGCGTAACGCCCTGAATGGCGAGGACGTCAGGCCGGTGGCCGACCGCGTGACCGTGCAGTCTGCCGCCATCGTTGAATACCAGATAAACGCCACGCTTTACCTTTACCCTGGTCCCGAAAGCGAACCCATACGCGCTGCCGCCGTGAAAAAACTGGAAGCGTACATCACGGCACAGCACCGGCTGGGGCGCGACATCCGTCTGTCTGCCATTTATGCCGCTTTGCATGTGGAGGGCGTGCAGCGTGTCGAGCTGGCGGCACCACTGGCCGACATCGTGCTCAACAGTACGCAGGCGTCTTTCTGTACCGAATACTGCGTCGTGACCGGAGGCTCGGATGAGTGATTCGCGACTGCTGCCGACCGGCTCATCACCGCTTGAAGTTGCCGCCGCAAAAGCCTGTGCGGAAATTGAAAAAACACCGGTCAGTATTCGTGAGCTGTGGAACCCGGACACCTGCCCGGCAAATCTGCTGCCGTGGCTGGCGTGGGCGTTTTCGGTCGACAGGTGGGATGAAAAGTGGCCGGAAGCGACAAAACGCGCCGTTATCCGCGATGCCTATTTCATCCACTGTCATAAGGGCACGATAGGTGCAATCCGGCGTGTGGTGGAGCCGCTCGGCTATCTCATCAACGTGACGGAGTGGTGGGAAAACAGTGACCCGCCCGGCACCTTCCGGCTTGATATTGGTGTACTGGAAAGCGGCATCACAGAGGCAATGTATCAGGAAATGGAACGGCTTATTGCTGATGCCAAACCTGCAAGCCGTCATCTTATTGGCCTGAACATTACCCGGGACATTCCCGGCTACCTGTTCGCCGGTGGTGTGGCTTACGACGGCGATGTAATTACGGTTTACCCCGGATAAGTGAGGAATAATGAGCACAAAATTCAGAACCGTTATCACCACTGCCGGTGCAGCAAAGCTGGCAGCGGCAACCGCACCGGGAGGGCGGAAGGTCAACATTACCACGATGGCCGTCGGGGATGGCGGTGGTAAATTGCCTGTCCCGGATGCCGGACAGACCGGGCTTATCCACGAAGTCTGGCGACATGCGCTGAACAAAATCAGCCAGGACAAACGAAACAGTAATTATATTATCGCAGAGCTGGTTATTCCGCCGGAGGTGGGCGGTTTCTGGATGCGTGAGCTTGGCCTGTACGATGATGCAGGAACGTTAATTGCCGTGGCGAACATGGCCGAAAGTTATAAGCCTGCCCTTGCCGAAGGCTCAGGGCGTTCGCAGACCTGCCGCATGGTCATCATCGTCAGCAGTGTGGCCTCAGTGGAGCTGACCATTGACACCACAACGGTGATGGCAACGCAGGATTACGTTGATGACAAAATTGCAGAGCACGAACAGTCACGACGTCACCCGGACGCCTCGCTGACCGCAAAAGGTTTTACTCAGCTAAGCAGCGCGACCAACAGCACGTCTGAAACACTGGCCGCAACGCCGAAAGCGGTAAAGGCCGCCTATGACCTTGCTAACGGGAAATATACTGCGCAGGATGCCACCACGGCGCGAAAAGGCCTTGTTCAGCTCAGTAGTGCGACTAACAGCACGTCTGAAACGCTCGCCGCAACACCAAAAGCGGTAAAGGCCGCGTATGACCTTGCTAACGGGAAATACACTGCACAGGATGCCACCACAGCGCGAAAAGGTCTTGTCCAGCTCAGTAGCGTCACCAACAGCGAT